GGGAGAGGTCGAGAAATCGGCCTCTTTTTTGTTTAGAAACAATATAAATAACGATATAAATTGAAAATAATGTATTAAATGTATTGTTTATATCAAATATATGTTTATCTTTGATACATACAATTAAAACCGACTAAGATGAAAACACAATTATTCAACTTCGCATTTAATCAGTTATTCAATCTTTATTTATGGTTGTCTAAATTTGGTTACTATTTATCAAATAAAAACAGGGTATATGATTCTCTGGGACTTATAGATACTCTTGGAAGTGATTCAGATGATACCCTTTATACAAAATCATATTCAGAAGAACTTGGAAGTATGTTTATAATAAAATTACCCTTTGGTTATCTGCTGAGATTAATAGAGGGCTTTGATAAATCGATTGACATTATTAAGCAATAAGAAACCTTAGTCGGTCGGGTGCGGATTACTGTGGCTACCCCTCCCGCACTCGTTACCGGCTTTTAAATACTAGCTATGGCAAAGAAAAACAAAACTACTAAGGGCATTGTTCTCGAATTGGACAATTCAGATAGGGGTAATCTAATAGAAATTCAGAGCAGATTTGTAAGGACTGGCGTTCGTAAAACACTCGTTCAGATTGCATCTGACTGCCTTAAAATCGGAATTGCAGATAAACTTATTGATACTGAAAAGCTATGAGCAAAGAAGTATTTTATTTAAAAGACTCTGTCAATCCGGAGTTCTTTACCTCCGAGCCTGATGAAGTTATTTGTTGGGTATTCCGCTGTACTTGCAAATGCGGCAAACAAATTGCTTATTCTGTGGATTTACATGAACTTATAGAGAAACATTACTTTTTAAACTAACTAACTTATGAAAACATTAACAGACGTTATGATAAATGGCTATTCGCACGATGCTATAATTGAGTCATTCATGATAGAATGCAGGGATGAACAGCGTGATGTAATTTGGGTAGATAAAGAAAATGGTATTGCTAAATGTCACGGGGATGCAAGATGCGTAACTATTTTTGTTAAAGACTCGGACGATAGTACCAAAATTACTGCTATTGAAATATGCGCAAGTTCGATTAAGAAACTATACCAGGGAATAACTGAAATCGAAAAGCAGACATCTGAAGAATCCATAGATTAAGCCATGATAATAGATATCCGCGATAATGTAAACATTGAATCCTTTTATGGAGGATTTTCAGAACCTACCGGATATGGAGCTTTTGATGAAGATCAGTTAAATGAACGGACTGAGGACGTATCTGACCCCTGCGAAAAATGCGATTTAGAAGGTCTGTCAGAGTGTTGTAACGCTCCAATTAAATGGACTGACATCTGTACTCGTTGCGGAGAACATACTGAATCTGTGTGTGATAATTGTAACTTGAAATAAACTTTAAATACTAACTATGGAAACTAAAACACATTGGAGAAAAGTATTTTTATCCGACTATCTTAGTTCATGTGACCTTGAGGACGGAAAGGATATGAAAGCTGTAATTAAATCTGTTACTGTAAAATCTGTAAAAGGCCCGGACGGCAAAGAACAGGAACGGAACGTGGCTACCTTTACGGATGCTAATTTAAAGCCTATGATACTGAATGCGACTAATTGTAAGCTGATCAAAAAGTTTGCAAAATCAGTATTTATCAATGACTGGAATAACATCCCTATTCAGATTTATGTCAAAGATGATATTAAGGCCTTTGGTGAAGTTACCGAAGGGTTACGGATAAGACCTACCCAGCCGGTAATGAGTAAACCAAAATTAACTCCAGGTATCCCGGCATGGAATAAAGCTATTGAGTTCTTAAAAGGAACCGGTACAATCGATGCTATCAAAACCAGATATGAGTTAAATAAAGAAGATGAAGAAACTTTAAAAGCTGCCATATTATGATACATCACGAAATAGATCAGAACTCTGAAGAATGGGATGCGCTCAGACTTGGTAAATTTACCTCTTCAACTTTTGCCGATTTGTTTATGAAAAAAGATACAAAGAGATATCGTAACGCAATTATCAAAGTAGCTTTTGAAAGAGTTACCGGAGAGTGTGAAGAAAATTACTCAAATAAGTGGATGCAGCGGGGAAATGAAAAGGAACCTTTTGCAGTTGAAAATTATGAGTTATTTACTTTTAATACCTGCGAACCTGCCGGATTTTATGAGTATGATGAATTTACAGGGGCCAGTCCTGATCGTAAAATAATCGGGTTAAATGGTGGCTGTGAGTTCAAATGTCCTTCGTTTCAAATCTATAACGAATATCTCGAAACCGGTAAGGTTCCAAAAGATTACTACTGGCAAATCATAGGCCAGTTACTTTGTACCGGATGGGACTTTATAGACTATATGCCATATTCAAGTCCGAAACTAAAGCAAATACTCATCCGGATTGAAAGAGCCGAACACGAGGGGTCTATTGGTCTATTAAAAGCAAAACTGGCCGAATGTATTGAGGAAGTTAAAATATTAATTGAACGTATAAAACAGTAAAATTATGAGTAAAATAATTTCAGGTAAACTTAATTTATTGCAACTCCATGCAGTTCGCAAAATGATAAACGGGCAACTTGGATTGGTTGAATGTCTGGTAATCCCGATTGAAAAGAATAGGCTTTTTATCGGTGAAAAAGGGGTATATTTGGATCTTATCGCTTTTGAGATTGAGAATCCAAAAGTAGATTCAAAAGATACTCATTTAGTTAAACAATCCTTCAGTAAGGAAATCCGGGAATCTTTAGGGGAAGAAGAACTAAAAAAGATGCCAATATTAGGAAATCTTCAGGTATGGACTGAAGGGGGCGAATCAACTCCGGTAAGTTCAAATGTGGTACAGGATGAAGTAAGTGATCTTCCTTATTGATGACTGACAAGGATTTTCATAAAGAAATACAAAATTTAATTTTCAATATCATGAGGGATAGTGATTTTCACAAACTAATGGATTTTGCATATGTCGGAGGCGGGTTAATTCCCGTCTCTGCAAATGCAATAGAGATGCTTGAGCAGACTGGCAAAGGAGAAGTTCTTTCATTTATAGAAATTACTAAAAGAGATATAAGTATGCACCGCTGTTATTTCGCACTTCTTAAATTCATTTACGGATATATGCCTCCGGTATTCAAAAAGAAAGTCAAAGAAGATAAATTTTATATCTGGCTTAAACACCTGAAAAAAGAATATACCATTGTGTTTACTTTTGCAGACGGGACTTCATTAGTCGAGTATGAAAGTATTGCTTTTGGTAAAATGAGCCAGAAAACATTTGAGGATTATATCCGGGAACAGTTGCCATTTATATTTGAAAATGTAATAGGTATGTATTTTGAAGGTGATATACTTAATGGGATAATTGATACGATTGAAATAGAATTTGAAAAATTTTTATCAAAATTATAAATTATGAGTTACCTACCTGCTTTATTCGAGTGCCTCCGTCCTGATACGGATGAGCATGAACTGGATGCTTTCGTCCTGGATGAAGAGACCAGTGATCATTCACCTTTGAACCTGGATGAGAATTTGAAAATCTTTAATACTGATGACTATGGCACGAATTGACATAGATATTGAAGAGTATTTGGATGAGGTTAACACAAAATATCTGGTAAGGGAATGTTTAAGACGGCATGATTTTGAAAAGATAATGGAAGAGGAGCGAAAAACAGAGACGGTTGGATTTCTTGAAAATCCAGACAAAATGATTTTACCGGAATTTAAAACAAGCGATCAGTTACTGTCTTATATCAAACGGCTATTAGGATTAAGACCATGGCACGACAAAAAAAGAATCATAACTGAGATTGAAAATCTTTGAGATGCAGAAAACTAAATCCCTGCCCAAACTAAAGAAAAAGGCCCTCGATTTATACTCAGAGCTGGTAAAATTAAGGGCTGCCAATGAAGGGAAATTGTATTGCTACACGTGCGATGCGCCCCTGAAACTCAATACTTCAAATACCCAGTTAGGACATTTTTTGTCCAGAGGCGCTTATCCGGGATTAACGTTTCATCCTGATAATTCAAGGGTTCAGGATTATAGATGTAATGTAATGCTTCACGGTGCTACTATTGAATTTCGCACTCGTTTGATTTGTGAGATAGGCAGTCCGGCAGTTGAAAAATTAGAGGCTCAAAGGTTTGATTCAGTAAAGTGGAGCCGGTTTGATTTTGAGCAAATGATAGAAAATTATTCAGAAGAAATTAAACTACTAAAATGACTCCGAAAGAACTGATAACCAATCAACTTAATGAGTACCAAAAGGCACTTCATAAATCCTTTGAATCATTCAAAAAAGGTGAAATCACAAAGGAACTACATGAGACTCATAAAGGTAATTTAGAGCCTAAAATATTTCAGTACAAACAGGCATTAAATTGTTTAAATCAATGAATGGACTAACTACTAAAATAAATCTAAAATCATGAATGACATTGCAAAACAAGCTACAGTAGATAAATTTCTTTCGGCAATAAAGAAAGAAAAACTCTTTAAGTTAGAGGCAGGGGCAATCGTCGGCCTTGTACCGGCGCAAGTATCCTATCTTTTTAATAAAAGATATTGGATTAGATTAAAAGAGTCTAATTGGGATTCTGTTCTAAAATGGATTAATTCAGGGCAATCACTAAAAGAGTATTCTGAAAAGCATGGTAAAGTTCTGCCGGTAAAACATATTGATTACTTCCGAAAGTCGTGACTATAAGGAAAATGGAACCGGAAGTGAAGGAAATACAGATTAAGAAACACGAACCTGGAAGAGCAATAAAAGGCGATCTTATCGATATGTTAATTGAGGAAAAGAAATTATTAGAAAGCAAAATTAATGCTATTGATATTTTGTTGAAACATTAATTTCTTAAATCATGACAGAAAAATCGCTATTCGACGAAGTATCTGAAGTCATTGAGAAAGCTCCGCACTTCGGGTATTTCAATACAACTAATTTGCATAATCCTGAACTTAAAGAGTGCAAACTGAAAGCTAAGAGTCAGACTGAGGCGGTGCTAAAGTTCTTCCAAAGGCATGAAGGAACTAACTTCAACGCATGGGAAACGTGGAAATACATGAAGCTCAGAAACGTGCCTATAACTTCTATAAGGCGTGCAATTACCTGCTTAATTGATGCCGGGAAGCTGGTTGAAACTGGGAATCTGAGAATCGGGAATTATGGAAGGAAATGTAGATGTTACAGACTGGCATGATGGAATTGAATAAAATCTACTGCGAAAATTGCCTTGATACAATGTCAAGGATGCCGGATGAGTTTATTGACTTAACAGTTACAAGTCCACCTTATGATAACCTTAGAAACTATAATGGATATGTTTTTGACTTTGAAAGTATAGCAAAAGAATTGTTTAGAGTAACTAAAAAAGGTGGTGTAGTTGTTTGGGTTGTTGGCGATGCAACTATTAATGGATCCGAAACGGGTACATCATTTAGACAGGCATTATATTTTATGGAATGTGGGTTTAAATTACATGATACAATGCTATATGCAAAGGTAAATTATATACCATTAACTCATAATCGGTATGAACAATCATTTGAATATATGTTTGTATTTTCTAAAGATGTACCAATAACCGTTAATCTTATAAAAATAGATGCCATATTGGGAGGAGAAATAAATAACTTGAATAAAGATAAAAAGGTTGAGGAGGCATCAATGAGGCAGCGATTAGGAAAATCATTAATAGGTAAAAAGAAAATAAGGGCAAACATCTGGTATTACTCTGTTGGTTATTCAGAAGATTATTATACACACCCAGCAGCATTTCCCGAACAATTAACAGCAGATCATATATTTAGTTGGTCAAATGAAGGGGACCTTATTTATGATTGTTTCAGCGGCTCAGGCACTACCGCTAAAATGGCACATATTCAAAAAAGAAAATGGATTGCTTCTGAAATAAGTAGTGATTATGCTTCTGAATCAGAGAAACGAATATTGCCATATTTGATGCAACAGAAATTATTTTGATGATTTATTTTTTTATTCCAAATTAAAGGTTTACATTTGAAACTTAAAGCAGCGACATGAAAGAAAATTCTGAAATTTACATAGCCGGTCACGGTTACAACGTCCACGAAAAGGCTCTTGCGTCGCTGCTTTCCTTTAGTGGATTTGTTGTTTCCGTACCGGCTTAATTTTTACTGATATGAACCAGGAATCAATTAGGAAAAGAATTGTATCCTTATCAAAGGAACTCGCAGAGTCTACTGATTACAACCAGATTAAAAAGCTCAGAAGAATAATCGCATCTTTAAAGGGATCATATAAATCATCTGATCCCAAAAGTATATCTGATTTAATGACCGGGAAATGAGTAAAGATACATTTTACTTCTCGCATGATTATAATGCTCGTGTTGATGATAAAGTCAAGGCACTCATCAGAAAACATGGAATGGCTGGTTATGGTGTGTTTTGGGCAATAATTGAAGACCTCTATAATAATGCGAACGCATTGCGTTCGGATTACGAAGGCATTGCGTATGATTTGCGAGTGGATAGCGAATTAGTGAAAAGTATAATAAATGATTTTGATTTATTTATTTTAGAGAATGATTCTTTTGGTTCAATAAGTATAGAAAATAGACTGGATGACAGAAATAGTAAAAGTGAAAAGGCCAGACAATCAGCATTTTCAAGATGGAATAAAATCAAAACAGATGCGAACGCAATGCGAACGCAATGCGATAGCAATGCTATAAAGGAAAGGAAAGGAAATAAAGTATATAAAGGAAAGGAAATAAAAGATAGTAAAATATTCACACCTCCGACTATTGAAGAAGTAAAACAATATTTTAAAGAATCAGGTTATTCAGAAGATTGTGCCATAAATGCCTTTGAATATTATACTGATCTTGACTGGCACGATAAAAATGATAATCCTGTACTGAACTGGAAAATGAAAATGAGAACTGTTTGGTTTAAGGATGAACATAAAATAAAAGAGAGAGCTGATTTTTCAAGGATAGATAAGATACTTAAAACACTTAAAAAATGAGTAGCAATTCAGAAAACTATATAACCGATTTTGTTAGGGATATACCATCAGTATACCTAAAAGAGATCATTGAGCTTACAATGAAAAACTGTTCATTGAATATGGGTACTCATTATACGGATGAAATATTGGACAGGACTATTGAAATAATAAAAGAGAACTTTTCATATATGACTGTCAATCTTGTAGTATCAGCATTATACAGGGGGTCAATGGGTAATTTTGGTGCAGGGAGGTTAATTCCTAAAACTATTTCACAATGGTTAAGGGAGGTATCTCAGGAATATATGAAAGAACGAGATCATAAAGAAATAGAAGAAAGACTTAAAAATACTGGAAATCCTATTGATTTACGTAAATATCCAATGGGTACGGCTCTTAATCTTAAAATAGAATGGTTATTATCAGGATGTATTAACAGTGATGATTGGGATACAATATCATTGAAAGAACTTGCAGAAATGATTGGTAATAAACAGAGTCCTCAGTTACATCATTTTCTTTTAACCGACAGGCGTAAAAATAAATAGCTATGAATATAACAGTACATACAATTACAGCAGAGGTAGCTTCTTACTACAGTATAAAGGTAGATGAAATTTACTCTATGCGGAAATTTTACAAAAACATAAAGTATAAGCATATTGTTATTTACTTTATTAGAAATATCCTTAAGATGTCACTTTCGGCAATAGGTCAGGAGTTTCCCGGTAAAAAAGGTTACTTAGATCATGCGACAATTAGTCATTCTTTAAGGTCGGTAAGTAATCAGATTGACACTAATCCGATTTACCGGGAAGAAGTTAATAATATCCGCAAAAGGCTTGAATCGCTTATTAAAGATACTCGGAAAATTGATGAGGAGGTGTACCAGGAAAATGACTTTTACTTAAACTAACCGATATGGATACTTTAATTGTAGTACTTTTGATTTTTAGCCTGATATTATCAGCAGTGATATGTACCTTTCTGTGGCTTCTGGGGCGTGGCAAAGAATGGAAGCTCAGGAATGATGCGATATTTGAAAGAGAATTAAGGGCGAGAATTAATATTGAAAAACAGGACAAATGAAAGCAAATGATTTCCGCCTCGGTAATTTAGTTTATTATCGCATTGAAGATCCGATGGATGAACGTAAGGAATGGGATGAAATAAATCCTATTGATTATGATGATATTCGTTGTTTTGTTCAATATGAAGATAATTCAGAATACAGACCAATTCCCCTTACAGAAGAATTGTTGTTAAAGCTTCATTCAGATGAAGAAATAGAGAAAAGTGGAAGGTTCCCAAATGAAATAACTATTTATGATCGCTTCTTATTCATCTGGAAAGAAAATTATAAATACTGGTATGTAATAACGAGTAACCATAAAGAATATCTCACAAAAATTGAATTTGTGCATGAATATCAGAACTTTATATTTGCTTTAACCGGAAATGAATTAACAATCAAATAAACAGCCATGAAAGAAGAAGATAAAAATAAAGTAATTGAATTTTTCAAAAATGAAGTCGTATTGGGCTTTTGTGGCAAAGATTACTTTGAAAGAATTGAATGGTATTTCAACATATTTTTCAGTCCCCCTGCCACAGACAAGCCTACTGATGAAGACTTAGAATCATTAATGACACATGATAAAGAAACTATTGCAAAATGGTATCTTGACTTAGTTAAGAGAAGTAAGGCTGTGACGGATGAACAAATTGAAAAAGCCGCAAAAGAATTATTTGAATCTCACATGGCTTTAAAGGACGAATCCCCTACAAGCTATACTCACAAAACACTTTGTTTACATGAGGCGCAAGGATTTAGAGCAGGCGCAAAGGCACTCAGAGACAATAAAATAAAATAGAAAAGAATGAAACTCGTTGCCGAAGATAAAGAATTTAAGTTTAAAGGGATTTGTCCTTATTGTAAAGGTGATCTTACTTATCGGTGCAATGGTCATGAGCAACAAGAAGATGGCACATGGACTGCTGATTCGTTTGATATTGAGTGTTCAACCGAACCGGATATGGAATCAGAGGAATGGGAGGAATGGATGAACCAACACTCTGACATGCCTTATGTAAATCAATTGCCAGTTGATGAAGCAGTAAAAAAATGGATTAATGAAAGATACAGATTTGATGTTAAAGTTTAATCACTAACAAATAGAAAGAAGATGAAAATAGAAAAAAGAAGAAATAATTCTACTTTATCATACATTGATTGTTGTATGAGACTAACCGGAGATCAACCATTTTCAGAGATGTCAAATGATGATCTTGATTCGATTTATGCTATTACCTTTGATCGTTGGGCTCATCATTTGACAAGACAGGGATATATAGATGCCTTAAATAAAAAGCGTACTGAATTGTTAATCACTAACAAATAGACTATGAAAACAGTAAACGGTAATATTATTATGGAAGTCAATATGAATATTAGGTTATTCATAACAAAAGAAGAAGCTAAGGCTTTACAGGGAATTGTCGGATATGGTGCTGACGCTTTCTTAGAAGTATTTCATCCTAAACTTGGTAAGGCATATTTGAAAGATCATGAAACAGCAATGAGAAGTCTTTTTCATAAATTACATACTGAATTACCTATCGAAGTTGCTAAGATTGAAAAAGCTGAAAAGCAGATTAATGAAACTATTGATTTATTTAAATCCAAATAGGACTATGAAAGACGAAGAATTATATTACAAACAGGTATTTATCCGCAGTGAATCGGATTTACCAGAAGTAAAGGACAATTATGTTATAAAAGAAAAATTAAGAGCATATCCTACAAATTATACTTTTGATCCTTTAAGTGATTATGATAAAAAAACACTATTATCAATAGCTGACTGGTACTTACAGCCTATTCCTCAGCCAGAGTTAAGAAGGGAGAGGGTTATTGAAAGGGCAATAAGGCGATGGTTAAAAGGAAGTTTGGAATAATTGTGTTGCCAACATGAGAGTAACCAATAATACTAACTAACATGAAAAAAACAAATCAACAGCCGGTAATCCCAAGAGGATATGAATTTACAGGATGGGCAACATTTAATTGGGGCATTTGTCATCAAAAAGTTTACAGGACAAGAAAAGAAGCAATAGCAGCCTGTGTGGATACCGGGAATAATGGATCAACATGGGATAGTGTAAAAAGTCATTTCAGAGTTGTTAAAGTAAGATGTATTGTTGAGTAACCAATAAACAGAGATATGGATGATTTAATATTGAAAAATATATCTGAAGAGATTGAAAAAAAGTATGATTGTAAAGTAATGTCAATCTGCTATGCTGAATTATTGAGTCTTTGTGTAAGGGTTAAGATTCAATATAATGAAGATTTTCTTTATAAGCCATTTAAAGAAATGCCCACGCCCGACACAATTATATTTTCTGAAAGATCAGTAACATTTACAAGGCGAGTCGATTTATTCGAATGCGTTAAAAAAGATTGTCACTTAAATTAACAACTAAACCTACAACCATGGAAATAATACACGAAACAAAGTATCTGCTTTTTAAAGATACACTTAAACTGGGAAGAAAAACTAAGATCATATCAATCATCAATAAATCTTCACTGGACGAGATTGGCACAATCGAATGGTACGGAGCATGGAGACAATATTGTTTTATGCCTGAGAGATTTGAGTTCAATACGGTATGGAATAACACATGCCTTACTGATGTGATATTTGTCATCAATAAATTGATGAAAGAAAGAGAAGTTAAGAAACCAAAAGGAGAATAAAGCCAACAACTATGAAAACAGGAATTGAATTAATCGCAATTGAGCGACAGGAGCAAATTGAAAAACATGGTTTCGATAAAGATCATGACGAAGAAATGATTAATGGAGAATTAATAGACGCAGCCGTCTATTTATTAACCGGAGAAATTAACTATCTTCCTAAATCTTGGGATGAAAAATGGCATTTAAAATTCAGAAGCAAATTCAGTAATGAAATAGAATCTCTTAAAGTTGCAGGAGCATTAATTGCTGCTGAAATTGACCGCATACAAACGTACTAAACCAACATAGCAATGGAAAGAGATAAACTGATTATTGAAAAGAATAAAAAGCATGAGGAGCTAATTGAATGGCTTGAAACGGAATGTCAATCACCAGAGACAGCTGATTTATCTCATTCATTTGCTGAAAATTTGATGATAAAACTGGCTGAAATAAGTTATATTGAGAATGAACTATCCGCCTTAGAAAAGGAAGCGCCGGAAGTCTATGCCAGCCAGAGATCAGAGCTGACAGATGAGTACATTGAGAAAGAGGCAGAAATTGAAATACCACTAAGCAGTTCATCTACCTTAAATGTGCAAAGAATGAGATGGATTCAAGGCTGTAAGTGGGCAAGGGACAGACAGAAGGGATATTCGGGAGAGTTTATCGAGTGGATCGCATTTGACGGACTTGAAATGTTTCCCATGACTGGCAAAGACGGAGATGGTAAAATTAGGTGGTTTGATTTACAAGATGGTGAAAACCCACTAGAAGATGTTTATGGATACTGGTTAACTGAAATAAAAGACAAATGAACTACCATGTAAACAACTTCGGCAAAGCGAGTTTTAAGATTAAGAAAAAAGGCCAGACAATAACCGGCTTTAATGGTTATGGACGGATAAAAGATATAGATGCTAAATGTGTACTATTTCAGGATAATGAAGGCTTTGAGTTTATTGTCCGAAAGTCAGAGTTTAATTTCGAGGTTGAGGAGTTCAAAGTAAAATGAAATTAATTTTGTTTGTTAATTTTGAATAGTTTAACTTTGGTTTTTCATAGGTGGACTTGAATTAGGTAGAGAGCGGGGTCGATGACAGAAAATTTCCGACTCCGCTTTTTTAAAATGAATAAATGAAGTTATCTCAAATTCATATTAATCCTGCAAATCCCCGTATCATATTGCAAAGAATGTCAAAGAGAATATTTTATGGCACGAATAAAATATAATTGTTTGAATTGTGGAAAAAAGTTTTATTCCAATCATGGATGTAAGAGCAGATTGCCTAAATATTGTTGTCATGATTGTTATGTCAAACAATTAACCGGAACCAAACAGACAAAGGAATCAAGATCAAAACGAAGTAAAGTATTAACAGGAAAACACAGGAGTGAAGAACAAAAATTAAGAATGTCAAAAGCACAATTAAGATTGGTACAGGAAGGGAAACATCATTGGAGTAAGGGTGGAATAACGCCAATATCACAAGCAATAAGATCATCACAGAAATATAACGATTGGAGGTTATCTGTTTTTAAAAGGGATAATTTTATATGCTGTGAATGTAGACTTTCTAAACCGCATGAATTTGAGGTACATCATAAAAAGGCATTATCAATATTAATTGATGAGGCAAAAGAAACATTTCCAAGTTTAAAAATATTTGATGCAGCATTGATTTATAGTCCTATTTGGGATATTAATAACGGTGTTACTTTATGTAAAGACTGTCATAAAGAAATAACTTTAAAAGAAAACCTATTTAATAAAAATAATAAGAGATGTCTCGTCCCCGTGCAATAATAGACTGGAATAAGGTTGATAAATATCTGCAAGCTCAATGTAACGGGACTGGTATTGCTGGTCTTTTAGGTATTGCGCCAATTACACTTTACAGGGCTTGTGAGGAAAAATATAAAGTCAATTTTGAAGCCTATTCCGCACAAAAGAAAGGAGAGGGCAAGGAGTTGCTTAGAGGCAAGCAGTATCAGGTCGCAATGGAGGGCGATAAGACAATGCTTGTATGGCTCGGTAAACAATATCTTGAGCAGAAGGATAAAAATGACATTACAACAAATGATCAGAACTTAAATACTTCAATTCTGATTGAACTTATTGACAGTTCAGATAAAGTAGAACATGAAGATACAAGTAGCAAGTAAGGTTTATAAAGGACTTATTAAGGGACTTGCTGAAAGTAAAACGATTCTTTCTCTTCAAGGTTCATCCCGATCAGGGAAAACGGTTAATATCTTAATATTTCTGATTACATATATTCTTGAACACAATAACACCCGGCTATCTATTGTCCGTAAAACATTACCGGCGCTTAAAGGATCAGTCCTGATTGACTTCAAAGAGATTCTTTTTAAGATGGATATTTGGAATGATAAACAGTTCAATAAAACAGAACTGATTTATAAATTTAATAATGGCTCTTGGGTCGAGTTCTTTTCAACTGATGATGAACAGAAGATCAGAGGTCGTAAACGTGGAATCTTATTTGCCAATGAAGCGAATGAATTAAGTTACCTGGAATGGCAGCAGCTTATAATGAGAACCACACTCTTTGCTGTTTTGGATTACAACCCTTCATTTTCAGAAGATCATTGGATTGAATCAGTAAATAAAGACCCGGACTGTTATCATTTTATTTCAACCTATAATGATAATCCATTTCTGGAGCAGAAAATTATTGATGATATTGAGAAGTTACAAGGTAAGAATAAATCTCTTTGGACTGTTTACGGATTAGGACTCCGGGCTGTTATCGAAGGGCGGATTTTTGATGATTATGAGATTGTGGAAGGAATACCGGAACATATCCGCAAGCGATGGGTAGGTATGGACTTCGGTTACACAAATGATCCTACTGCAATTTTGAACGTGGCAATAGATGGTGAGGATTTATATATGGATGAAATTTGTTACCGAACTAAAATGTTGACAAATGATATTATTAAAGTCTTAAAATCAGAATGTCAAAATAAAAAGATTATTTCTGAAAGTGCAGACCCCAGACTAATAGATGAGATACATAATGCAGGGTTAAATATCCATGC